TTCTTAAGAATAATAAGGGAACTGAAGATAACCGAGTTCGTAAATTGGATTATTCTATTCAGTTGTCTAAAATATTCTACGAAAGGTTTATTCAAGATGGGGAGATTACTCTGTTCTCTCCTCACGATGTTCCAGGACTTTATGATGCTTTTGGGACCGACAAATTTGACGAGTTGTATATTGAATATGAGAACAATTCGTCTGTTCCGTCGAAAAAAATCAAGGCACAGGAACTCATCCTTAATCTTCTTAAGGAACGTGCAGAAACTGGTCGTATTTACATTATGAATATCGATCATTGCAATTCTCATAGTTCTTTTAAGGATCAAGTTGTAATGTCAAACCTCTGCCAAGAAATTACGTTGCCGGTTTTCCCATTACAACACATCGATGACGAGAATGCTGAAATTGCAACTTGTATTCTTTCTGCAATCAACGTTGGAAAAGTAAAATCTGATGAAGAACTTGAAGAACTTTGCGATCTTGCTGTTCGTGGTCTTGAGGAGTTAATTGATTATCAAAATTATCCAGTAAAGGCAGCAGAAAACTTTACGAAGCGTCGTAGGTCTCTTGGAATCGGTTATATTGGTCTGGCACACTACCTTGCTAAACTTGGATACAATTACGACTCACAGGAGGCATGGGATGCCGTTCATGGACTTTCTGAGTCCTTCCAATACTATCTTCTAAAAGCATCAAATCAACTTGCTAAAGAGAAGGGGCATTGTGAATACTTTGGTCGCACCAAGTATGCCGATGGTATCCTTCCAATTGATACATATAAAACTGACGTAGACGAAATTTCTTCAATACCCCTACAATATGATTGGAACTCTCTTAGGGAATCTATCCTCCAATACGGTCTCAGGCACTCAACACTGTCCGCACAAATGCCATCGGAGAGCAGTTCCGTTGTGTCAAATGCAACCAATGGAATCGAACCCCCTCGCGGATTCTTGTCCATTAAGAAATCAAAGAAAGGACCTCTTAAGCAGATTGTCCCCCAGTATCAATCTCTTAAGAACCATTACACGCTTCTTTGGGATATGCCTAGCAATCGTGGTTATATCAATATTGTTGCTGTTATGCAAAAATTCTTCGATCAAGCGATTTCTGGAAACTGGTCCTATAATCCAGAAAATTATCCAGATAACGAAGTTCCTGTTAGCGTAATGGCACAAGATTTTCTTACAACATATAAGTATGGGCACAAAACGGCATACTATCAAAACACTTATGATATTAAGACTGATGAGGTAGATGAAGATAAACCTCAAGACCTCAAATCACTTCTTCAAGAACTTTCTAGTGCTGAAGAAGATTGTGAAAGTTGCAAAATCTGACTCGATTAAATATATTAGTATGAACTTAAATAGAAATATGGATTTTAATTTCAGGGTAAAACTAGAAGAGAGTAAAAAAGTGCATGAAATGACCGTTTTTAACTCACAGGAGGTAGATACCAAAAAACAACCGATGTTTTTTGGCCAACCACTAGGAGTGCAAAGATATGATTCTTATAAGTATCCCGTATTTGATAAACTAACACAACAACAACTTGGATACTTCTGGAGACCAGAAGAAATTTCTCTACAAAAAGACAGAGGAGATTATCAAACTCTTCGCCCCGAACAAAAACATATTTTTACTTCTAATCTCAAATACCAGATTATGCTTGATTCAGTTCAAGGAAGAGGTCCTGGTATGGCATTTACACCATACTGTTCTCTTCCTGAACTAGAAGCATGTATGAAAGTTTGGGAGTTTATGGAAATGATTCATTCTCGTTCATACACTTATATCATCAAAAATGTTTACTCAAATCCATCTGAAGTATTTGATACTATTCTTCGTGATAATCGCATCTTAGAAAGAGCTGTAAGTGTAACTGAAGCATATAATGACTTTATTAATAGTGCTCAACATTATGGAACCTCTGAACTTTGGAAACACGCTCAAGAACAAGTTCCTTATGCACAGGTAGAAAGATATGAACTCAAACGCAAACTCTATAGAGCAGTTGCAAATGTTAATATTCTTGAAGGCATTCGCTTTTATGTCAGTTTCGCTTGCAGTTTTGCATTTGGCGAACTCAAACTTATGGAAGGAAGTGCAAAAATCATCTCTTTGATTGCCAGGGATGAGAATCAGCATCTAGTCATTACTCAAAATATTCTTAATAAGTGGAAAGAAGGTGATGATCCTGATATGCAGAAGATTGCGAAAGAAGAAGAGCAGTGGACCTACAAGACCTTTGAGAACGCTGTAAATCAGGAAAAACATTGGGCAGAGTACCTTTTTAAGGATGGAAGTATGATTGGTCTAAATGATAAACTACTTCATCAGTATGTTGAGTGGATTGCAAATCGTCGTATGAAAGCGATTGGATTTAAGCCACTTTATGATATTCCCGCAAAGAATAATCCTCTTCCTTGGACGGATCATTGGATCAATTCTAAGGGTCTTCAGAACGCCCCACAACAAGTCCAAATACAAACTTACCTGATTGGAGGCATCAAACAAGATATGAAAAATGATACGTTTAGTGGATTCAAGCTCTAGTGTGTAAATGTAAGAAACTGAAATAAAATATTACATAAATAGTATTAGATTTCAGTTTCTTGAATATGTATTATGTTTATGAACTAATAGACCCTAGAGTCGATCTTCCTTTTTATGTTGGAAAAGGTAAAGATAACAGAGCGTATTTTCATTTGTCAGAGCAATCTAGAGCAAAATCTGAAAATAAAAGAAAATATAATAAAATACAAAAAATGAGAAAAGATGGTTACGAACCAGAAATCAAAATAGTGAGACATTTTGAGAATGAAGAAGATGCTTATTTGTATGAGGAAGAACTAATCAAAAAATACGGTAGAATACGATATGATAAAGGAGGAATCCTAACAAATATTTGTGAAAGTTCAAGACCTCCTCTTCTTAGAGGAAAAACATATCAAGAAATATATGGCGATAGGTGGGAAGAAGAAGTTGAAAAAAGAAGAAAAATACAATTAGAAAGAGGTGGATTTGGTCCTAAAAAACACTCTGAAGAAACTAAAAGAAAAATAAGTGAAAAAACTGCAGGAAAAAATAATCCAAGTTATGGAGTCCCTTGCAGTGAAGAAAGAAAAAGAAAAATAAGTGAGAAGGGTAAAGAAAGATATAAAAATGGATTCAAGTCACCGACATCTGTAACTTATACTCTTACAAGTCCAGAAGGTGAAGTGATTGAAGTTTTTGGGGGATTGCAAAAGTTTTGTGAAAATAACAATATATGCTATGCTACTATGCACGCTGCAGTAATGTATGATAGAAAAGGACCCAGAAAAAATGGATGGAGTATCGAAAAAAAGATTTAGGTCATCAAATCCAGAAGATTACTGTGTGCTAAAACTGCAAGAATATTGTAAGTTTTCGTCCACTATACTAAAAGTTCCAGTAGTTCATAAACCTTTATGTAAGGACCATAATTGCCATAATAATGTAAACAAATATGTTAGTGATTATGGTGGTAAAAGAATAACTGGATACTATTTGATTACCGATGTTGATAATGAAAGATATGGATGTGCTGTTTATCACAGTATTTGGGAAAATACCTATGGGGATCTAGTTGATATAACACCGTTTGATGATTTACGAGAATATAATATGTTTTGTGTATCAAATACTACTGAATATTATTCTGGAATATTGTATGATGGAAATAAATATAAGATACTACAACCCGGAGTGAATATATTCTAATGACTCCCAAAATACTCCAACAAGATGGAAACTATGATGAGTGGTGCGAACAAGATATTCTAAATGCATATAAAGAGGCAGCAGAATATGATGAGTTCTTATTTGGAGATTTTGATTACTCGTACATTTGGAAAGATTCCAAAAGTAATAATACTGTTTGAGAGTCTTATAAGATCATATTTTTTTATAAATAAATATAACGATTATAAAACAATAAGACTCAAATGACTCATTTTAATCTTTACGAAGCATATGCTGCTGTATATGACGAATCTCTAAGAGAACAAAATGAAGAAGGTTCTCTTTCTTTCATTGATGATCTAACCGACAAAGAACTTGATGATGTTGTCGAAGAAGTTGTAGATGAACTGATTGAGGAAGGATTTGAGTTTAATGAGGTTCAGGAAATCTTTGAGGAAGTGATCGGAGAAGATCTAGAGATTCTTGAAGAGATTGAATTAGTGTCTTAGTATCTTTATGAGTGTGGATTTAATGAGTTTGGAGCAGCAAAGATTCTAAACGATCCAAACTACTATGATATTGTTGAGTCCTTATTTGAGACCAGAGAACTTATTGAAGAAAGGGCAGCGAAAAAAAGACGCGCAGGCGGTAAGACTGTCGAACAAATCAAAGCAGAAATTGATGCAAGAGAATCTGCTAAAAAGGCAAAGAAACCAGCAGTTGAAGTAAAAGTTAAGAAGGTAAAAGTTACTCAAGCTCCAACAGCAACAACTTCTACTGCTGATAAGAAAGATAGCATTAAAGATAAGACTGCCACTTCTGCTTACCTGGAGAAGAGAAGAGCAGAAAGAGCAGCAGCAAAGAATGCTCCTGCTGCCGCTGAAGGTGAAAAAATCGCAAAAGGAAGAGCGAGAAACATTAGAAATATTCGTATTGGTAAGTCAGTACGTAAGGGTATTGAAAAAGTCAAGGGTGGAGCAGAAAGAGTTGGTAAAACTTTAGCAGCACCCGCTCGCGGTGGTGCCGGTGGAGGAACATCAGTTGCAGGTAAAGTCAGTCAGGCATCATCTGCTGTTTCTAAGGGTGCTGAGGAAGTCAAGACAAAGGCGAAAAGAGGTCTTAAGAGTCTTATTAGTAGGGGAGCACAAAAACTAGCAGGCGCCGCTTCTAGAGTTGCTAGAGGGGCAGAAGGCGTTGCAACCAGAATGAAAGAAGACTATGATGTCTTTGATTGCATTCTTGAGTACCTAGTTACTGAAGGTTATGCTGATACTAATGAGAGTGCTTTAGTCATTATGGCAAATATGAGCGAAGAGTGGAGACAGAGTATTGTTGAAGCTGACGAAAGACCTGAAAATATCAACTCACCAGCACACCAATCAAGAGATACAAGATCTGATAGACAAAAAAGAATGGCAGAGTTTGGATCTGCACGTCTAAGGTCTGCGGGACAAATGGTAAAGGGAGCCTGAACCATTTTCCAAACTGGCACACTAGAGGGTCTTCACTACCCTCTTTTTTTATAAATACCTAAAAAGTATTCGTAAAATGAAACCAGAAGAACTAAAAGGTCTAGTGAAAGCCTATGCATCCATTTATACCAACCTTTCTGAATCACACTATAAAGTTGGCGATAAAGTAACTTGTAAAGAAAGTGGAATGACTGGTAAGGTCGTAGAAGTTGATCCAGAAGAAAAGGGAAAATATTATACAGTTGATCGTGAAGATGGTAAAAAAGTAAAATATGCTCCAGAAGAACTTGAGCGCAAAAAAGAGAATCAAAAAGAAGAAGTTGAAGTTATTCTTTCATATCTTCTTGATGAAGGATATGCTGATAATGAAGAGGCAGCGACTATTATTATTGAAAATATGAGTGAGGAATGGATGTCTATTATTTTAGAGGCACATCCTTTAGATCGCCAAAGAGTTGCGATACAGAAAGGAAGACCTATTCCTACATTTAACTTCTTAAAACCAAAGCCGAAAAAGAAGTCTGTGGGTAGTTAATAATCAAAAGAGTTCTTTGGGACTCTTTTTTTTATAAATAAAAACATACAGAACTAAAAAGAAAGAAATGTCTAGACTTACTGGAAGTGACGTAAGAAGTATGATGGAGGCATATAACGCTGTTTATGCTCCACAAGAAGAAATTGAACTTACCGAAGAACAAGTTTGGGTAGAAGTTGAAAACTGGGTAAATTCACTTCTAGAAGAAGGTTATGACCTGAGTGAGTATACTTGGGAAGAGATGTATGAAACCTATCTTTCAGAGCGCAGCCCAAATGAAAGTAATATAAGAGGTGGTAGTAGAGATAGAGGTACTGGTATCCGTCTTCCTGGCGGCAGCACAGGATCAGGATTAGGTCGTCAAGGAGCAAAACGAGCTGCCGATGCTCGCGCATCTGCACCACGATTATCAAACATTCCGCCATCTGCAGGAAGACCTCAGGTATCAAATATTCCACCACAAGAAGGAACTGGCAGAGGAGCACCAGGGGCAGGAAGCCAGCCATCACAGACACCATCAGCAACTCCTCCTACTCCTAGTCCCGGTGCCCCTGCAGCGACACCTAGACCAGCAGCAGCGCCTAGACCAGCAGCAGGACAAACTGGAGATAAGGCAAAGGGTACTGCAACTTGGTCTAAGGCAAACCCAACTCTTGCTTCTAGAGTAACCCCATCTGGAACTCAAGCAGGTACAGGGCAAAGTCAAATGTCTAAGCAAGCATCAGAACTTCGTGCTATGAGACAACGTTCCCAAGAACGCCAAGGAGTAAAGACCGAAGAATATGATGCCTATGACCTTGTTCTAGAGTATCTCCTCGCTGAGGGGCACGCAGACACCTTAGAAGAAGCAAATTACGTGATGCTTGAGATGGATGCTGAGATGGTTCAAGATATTGTAGAGAAATATAAGAACTGATTCTAAAACCTTAACATAACTTAAAGCACCTCTTGACAAGGTGCTTTTTTATTGCTAGACTAGGTTTGTCCCGGATGAAGGATAGGTTGTAAGAAAGCTTAAAGACACTTAGAGCTCTTCAGGACGATTTCATAAATCCTTTCAACTTCACTACTGAAGAATTTACCTTCAACGTTGGTGTTGTAATAATCTTCCTTTAAGATTACATCACGCTTGAACTGTTCCATCGTCTCATAATAACTCATCGATTTCTTATGAGGGCAGATGTATAAGATTTCTTTAGAGAACTTATCTTTACCTAATACTTTTACATCAGCAATCAGTTCATCGCAAGATCCCATATAATCACGCCAATCACTTTCTTTCTTTTTTCTGCGACCTGTCTTACGATCCTTTTGACGAGTCCAGAAATGTTTCTTACCAATATACTTTTTATCATTCACTAGATTTGTAATCAAGTAAACAAATCCCTCCATATCCTTTGGAGTCTCTACGAAGTCTTCTTGATTATAAGTCCAGGTCATTTCATAAGCATTTCTAATCACACTATGTAGGTAAAGTGCTTGACAGTCTCATAAAATCTAAATATAATACGCATACAATTGAGGAATCAACCTTGGAATGTGAGTACCTGGCAGACATCAAAGACTGGGCTACTAATAAGATTGATCTGCTGCACGAAGCAGATCGGCATAGGAATGCAAAAGCACTAGAGGCAGAGTTTTATGAGTGGATTCATATTCCTGATGGTGTAGATGAGATTGAATACATTTATATGGATATGGATTCTATAAATAACTAAAAACTATTCATATGAAGTCGTTTCAAGAGTTTATATTAGAAGCAGAAGGAGATGTAGCAAGAGAATCTGCTATGTTGAGAGCGAAAGCAAAAATGCTTAGGCAAAAGGGAGATATGAAAGGTGCTTTGGAAGTTGAAATGCAGGCAGGAGAGTTAGGAGCAGGAACTCAGGCAAAAATATCTGCTGCTACTAGCGATAAACCAAAAGAAAAACCTAGAGAAAATACTTGGGTTTCTGGTAAACCATCAAAAGGAAGAGATACTAGAGCCAGAGGAGGTAGTCTTCCCAATATTCCTTCAAGTGATGGTGAAGGTGAAAATACTTCCACTGGCGGAAGATATGCAGACCGTCGTTCTGGAAGATCTGGTGGTGTAGGAGGACAATCTAGAAATAATGCTACCGCAAGAAATCTAGGACATCTGGGTTCTAGGTCTTGACAAAACCTAAATACTAACTTATGATGCAACGAACCCACTCAAAAGGTGGGTTTTGTCATAATGAGTCTGTGATGTGACAATTAGAGCCGTGGAAGGTGCCTCCCGAGAGGGTTGGTGTACCCCCC